AGATGAACAAAAATATTTTATCAGCTAATTCCCTATTTATACCTGTGTCATTGAACTTAGAGTATAAAAAATCATGTATCACAGCTGCTTCAGTATTTTTCCCATATCTCTCAAAAAAAGGTCTTAATATAAGAGGTATACTAGCTCCATCTGTTCTAAATCCTGCTGGAATTATTATTGGAAAGTCTTTGATATATTTAGTATAGTCCTCAAGGACTACACTAAATATATTGTTAACTTTTTTTAATTTTAATTTATTCTTCATCATTCTCAGCTTCTTCAATATCTATTTTTCTTCCTGTGCCAAATGTATCAGAAAATTTTTGCAAGGCTTTTTCTATTGCTTTTTCTATTGTTTTTCTACTGAAAAATTTTCTTAATAAGATTCTAACTGGATAGGGTAGTTTATCAGTTCTATATTCAACAAATTTTAATGCTGCCTTAAGTTTCTTTTTATTCTCTCCATACTTAAAGCTTTCCTCTGAAGCAATAACAGCTGCATCAAATAAGTTTATATACTGTTTTCTGTTATAAATAATATATCCTAAAATTCCCCCTGCTAATGCTATCCATAGCCATTGTTCTTGATTAAATCCTTTTAAATATGCAATTACTTGGTTTATCATTTCTAATCCTCCTATTTGTTATAAACTGTTTTATAAGGTATTTTCCCTGCTCCTCTGATTTGAAAATGTACAGCATCTACTTTTTTCCATTCTCCACCCCACTCAATATTATATTTCTCTATCAGTCCATGTTTTTTTGCAGTCTCATAGATATCTTTATAATAATGAAGATCTTTTGGACCAGCTTTGTACACTGTTTTTTCAAATTCTTTTATTACCTTTTTCCCATTTACTTCAATCTCTTTTTTTGCCTTTTCTTTTACTAAAACACCTATATCAACAGCATATCCAAGTCCATCAATCTTTTCTTGATGATTTGATTGAATCTTATAGCCATCACAATTTGTTCTCCATGCACCTGGGATAGTTCTTCCATACTGATATAATTTGTTCTGCTCTTCAGCTGTTCTCATACCACAGGTTACTTTAAAATCATGAGGACTTAATCCTATTAGCTCTTCTATAAAAGAGACTAGATTAGGATGTACTCCTTTCATCATATTTTTGCTCGCTTGTGATAAATTATACATTTCCACCACTCCTTTTATTCCCATTCGATAGATTCCAATTCTTTTAAAGATTTAGCTTCCATTGTTTTGGTTGCCACTACCGTATATTCCTCTTGTGCAGCTGTTCCACGCAGTATCCATAAAAGATAAATATGATTAATCTCTCCAAAAGTAAAGGAATCAACAGAATTGTCCTTCAACCTCCAATTTATTTTTAAATTTTGAATTACTTCTGATAATGTTACCTTATCTTTTATAATTGCTTTTATTTTCTCTTCAAAACCTTCTGGAACATCACCTTTTAAGAACTTAACAGCATCAATTATTGCTTTTGGAACATTACTTGTTGTAGCTATATCTATTGCTGATTTTACTCTTAAAAAGTTTTTCTCATCAGCTTCCCCCATTTGAAAAATTTTCCCATTATAATTAAAATCAGCATAGATCTTATTTAATAGAACTTGTCTAAATTTTCTTCTTGTAATATGTTTTAAACCTTCTAAATCTAATTCCCATTTATTTGTTTCTTTATTCCAGAAATGATATTCAGAAGGCTGTTGAACTTTTATAAGTTTCTTATTTTTTAAATATTCCCCATTTTCTAAGTTTGTTTCTAAGCCTCTTTCTATTTTTTCTTCTCTTGTCATCTCTATTAATTCATTTACGAAGCTGAATAATATTATTTCTTACTTCCATAGGATTAGTTTTTTGTAAATAGTGTTTACTTGTTACATTACTACTTGTATGATTTGCATAGCTACTAGCAACACCTAACCCAGCTAGATTGTTTATAAGATTTATTGATGTTTTTCTTAAAGAGTGCGGGTATAAGTCTGGAATATCTAGAATTAAGCCCATTTTTTTTACTCTGTTTCTTATAGTCCCCTGACTCATCTTTCTATATTCATCTCCATATTTTGTTATAAACAGCCATTCACTATGTATTCCTGACTCTTCTCTGAATTTAATCCATTCTTTTAAAAGAATTTTACATTTCTCAAAGAAAAAAGCATTCACTATATAACCTTCTTTTTCTTTAACTCCTTCAAAGTATCCCTCTTCTAGTCTTAATTGCTCCAACTTTAAATTTTGAATTGCTGAAATTCTACAAGCACTGTCTAAAAATAATTCCCATAAAATTCGATCTTGAATATCATACTTTTTATTTTGAAATTTCATAAAAAGTCTAACAGTAAGAATTTGTTCAGTATTTAAAAAATAGTTCTTTCTAATCTTATCTTTTTCAGCAAATTTCAATCTGTCTAGTTTTTTATCAAACGGGTGAAACCTGCATTTATTTCTTCTAACACACCATAAATAAAAACTACTAACTGATGTTGTTTTATTCATTAGAGTCCTTTTGCTATTCCCCAAACTCCTGCAATGGTTTCTGTACTCTTCCATAATTTGAGGCATTTCCATCAGTGTGTCTTTACTCAATAAATACCTATTTTTATAATTTTCTTGAAACCATATAAGGAATAACTTGAAATTACTGATGTAAGTGGAATAAGTCGTTTCCCATGTTTCATAGTTGCTACTTTTGCAGCTATTCAAATACTGCTTATAAATCTCCACATTTTCCTTTTTTAACTTTTCCCATCCTTTTAGTTCCATACTTTGTACCTCCTTAAAATTTGTTAGATACATTATATAAAACTGAATAGATTGGAAAATCTATATACTTTTAAACAAGAAATACTTTCAGAAAAAAGAACATATATAGCTTACATTGGAAAAATCAGTAATATACTTATAGTCACAATTTTATCAACAGGAGAAAGGGATTTAAATTACTTGGAATCTGATTATGTAGCAATACAAAACTTCAAAGTTAAGAATTCATTATCTTCAATTACTGGTAATAAAGGTAGTGCTGGACAATTAGTTATTGAGAATAATAGAATTAAAGTTGTTGCAACAGATGAAACAAAAGGATTAAATCACTCCTTTATGGGACAAATTATTGCACAGATAATTTAAACTATAATCACAGAATAAGAATAGTTTAATTTAAATTAATATCCTATTGCAGTGCAGAAAAACTGCCCTGTTCCAATAGCGTTATTTGCCTTGAAACCATTTTTATCAAACATTTCTAAAGCTGGTTCTGTATTCCTTATTCCATCATTTTCTGAAAGAATACACACTAGGCATTTGTTGGGGAAAGTAGAATAAAAGTTATATCTATTAAGCCCAATCTTTGAGGGATAAGCATAAACTTTTATTATAAGCCCACCTATATTAGTTTCAAAATCTCCATCACCTTTTTTTAAAGTAATTAGATTTTCCAATCTCTCAAGAATTGAATGACTGTCCATAGCTATATAATTATTAATATTTGCTGAAATATCTGAATTATTATTCTTGCATAAATATAATTTCTTTGTATTTTTATCAAAGTAGGTCTTTCCGACTTCTTTTAATCCTATTTCATTTAATATTCCACCATAATCTTTTCCCATCATTTGAGTAAATTTATTTCCTTCTAGTGCTGTATTTTCTTGAGTTCCATACTTAACAATTCCATACTGTTCAGCTGAAGCATAGTCTGTTTTATTTACTTTTTTATTCATTCCTTCATTAAACTCTTGAAGTGATACGTAACTATGTAAGTCAATTTTGGCATCAACTTTTGAACCACTTGTTATATTGAAATAAATTACTATTATAAAAGAATGTGGACTATCTTTCATTAATGGAATATAATCATATTTATCTCCAGCATTAGCATAAGCATAAAGAATTTCTTCACCTTCATTTCCTTGTGCATAAAGTCCAATTTCTCTGAAGATTTTATCTTCTCTTAGCTCAGCATTAGAAAATTGAAGTTCTATAGCTACTATATTTTTTTCATCTCCCTGTATCTTACAACTAGTTACATTAGCTGTCCCCCATACTTCTTTTACATCTGTTAAGAATCTAATCTCATCATTTGAAGTTATTGAACCACTTCCTAACTTTGCTTTTGTAAAAGTTAGAGTTTCGGATAAATTTCCATTTATCTTAGCTTGAAGTTGTTCACCTTTTTTTGTTAGCTTTAAGCCTTCAAAATAACTCATTATTTAGTTCCTCCTATCTTGATTATTTTAGTAAATCCTATCCCTTGAGCAGTATTTAACTTTGAATTTATTCTCATTGTTTGATCTAGTTTAAACTCAGCTTTTATCTCTATTTTTTTTATATTCTCAACTATTGATGAATAGTATTGATTACTTTTATTGTTGATAATTTCAAGCTCCCAATACATTCTTGCTCCAACTTCACAAACTTTGTTTAAATCAGGCATTTTGTTAATAACCTCTAAATCATCAACCATATTTATTTTAAGTAGCTGACTAGCTACTTCTTGTAATGGTCTTGTCTTCAATTTTGTAACTTCTTTATTAGTAAGTTCTCTTGTTAATGTAAGTAAAAACTCTGTATTAGGTAATCCATCAAGTGCCATTTTTTTTATAATTAATGCTTGTCTATAAGTCTCATCATCTCGACCATTTCTCTTTTCATCATATCTTTCACACATAAAATCTAAGAATATTCCTGAACATTTTAATAAAGATGTTTGATTTTTTAAATTTTCTATTAAGTCATCTATATATTCAACAACAGGCTTCAAAATTTTGTATAATTTAATTGTATTTTCTTTTTGAAAATGCAAAGGTAAACCCTTTATAACTTCATCGATCATGATATTCTCCCAGCACTTTTTGGTATTTCATTAAAGTTTAATTGAATTGAATTACTCCAAATAAGAGTATTTTTTTTTCTAAACTTTAAGTCAAAATCTGTATATTTATAGTTTTTATTATAAAGATATTCATATAAGAATGTTCCATTTGATAGTAAAGCACCTATTCCAGCTTCATTAATATACTCATCAATTAAAT